CTAAGCGGAATCCTCAGCGGGGTGCCATTCCTTGCTGCGCGGTCTGCTTTCCAGCCACGCTGTGACCTCGCGGGCGCGCCAGCCTACTGAGCGCGCGGTGAGCTTCACAGGGGACGGGAAATCTTTCCGCTGGATAAGCTCATAGATCGTGGTCTTGGACAGGTTGAGTACCCGGACAAGATCCGGAAGGCGGTAAACCAGTTGATCGTTCATTCCTGGCCACCATGCTCCCCACCCCGAACCGCCAGCGCCGTGATGATAGGGCGCACCCAGATCGGTGCCGCCGACAGCTGGAACGTTTCCCCAGTGCGAGACAGCAGGATGGCGCGGCCGATTTCCTCGGCCATGGCCTTGGCCGCCTTCCTGGGTACGGCGTTGCCGATGCGCTCGCGGTGTGCGCTGTCGGACGTGCCGTCCATCTGGAAGGGCTCGCCGTTGGCCTCGGCCTCGGCGTAGTCGTCGGGGTCGTAGATGCTCTGCAGGGCCGCCAGCTCAAGCGTCGTAAACGGGCGGTGCCAGGTGCCGTCCTCGGAGATGATGCGGCATACCAGTTTGTCGTTGGCCGCAGGCAGCGCCCGCGGATCAGCCACCGACCATGAGCCATTGTCATGGCAGGCCGACGCTGACACCGCGCCGACGTGCTTATCCCATGCTGCCACGCCATAGTGTCCGGCAGTCAGGTAGTGATCGCCCCGCTCGCGGGCCAGTCCCGGGCGTGGGTCAGCGATGGACATCCATCCGCCCTGCACGCCCTTACCGCCGGCGATAACCGCACCCGCTGCCCGCTGCCAATCCACAACTTTGAGGTTGTTGCTGTGCCGATGCCAACCCGTGCGCGGGTCTGCGACGCATTGCCCTGTTCCGTGCGCGCCCGTGACGGCGCGCGCCGTGTCTTCGTAGCGCACGATCCGGAATTCGTTGCTGTGCTTGGCGGGGCCGTGGTGGCGCGGGTCCGCTACGCTGTATGCGCCTTGTCCCGGCCCCTGCTGGCCCGCAATTGCGCCGGTAGACGCCTCCCAGCGGCGCACGCCGTAGGCCTGGCCGTCCTTCCACGCCGCCGACGGATCGAAGCGCGGATCAGCCACCGAGAAGGCACCATTCAGCGGATAGCTCCGGCCGGCGATGACGCCGGCGCTATCCTGCATCGAATGCACGCCCAGGGCGCCGCGATGCATTTCCGGCACCAACAGGTAGTCCTGCAGGTAGCCGTCCTGCACGGCCAGGCGGTTCAGGCTGCGCCAGTCGCCGCCGGCTTGGACGAACGCGAGCCGCACCCAGGTTTTCCAGCTCAGGTTCGGGATGCGGTGCATAGGGCCGGCGCGCAGGTCGCCTGGCAGGTGCATACGGCCCAGGATTTCGCCCACGGCGCGCAGCGGGCGCTTGGGCGGCTCGTAGATGAACGCCGGCACTTTCTCGGCGTGGCGGGCGATCAGCAAAAAGCGCTTGCGGCTTTGGGCCAGGCCGCCCAGCTCGCCGCAGTCGTGCGCGGTTTCGCGCACCACATAGCCGTAGTGACGCAGCAGCTGGACGATCTGATCGAGGAAGTGGCGCCCGCGCGTGGCGATGCGCGGCACGTTCTCAAAAAGAATCACCTCCACGGGATCATCCTTCCATGCCTCAAGGCACAACCAGATGCCGCGCAACGTCAGCTCATTGAGCGCTTGGTACTTGGTGGTCAGGCTGCGGGCGTGAGACAACAGGCCCGAGAATCCTTTGCACGGGGCCGAAAGAAATAGGATGTTCGGCCGGCGGCCGCCAGCAGCTGCGCGCATGTCGGCGGGCAGTGCCTCGGCCCAACCCTCGGGCGGTTGATGCCCGTGAAAGGCGATGTACTGGTTTCGGCTGAACAGGTCGCGCACCGTGCAGCGAACGCCCGTGAAGCGTTGGAAGTCGGCTGCGCCGGCGGGGTCTACGTCGATTCCCCCCAGGCAAACCATGCGGCCGCTCAGGCCAGGGATTTCCGGTTGCGCTTGCTGCATTCCGGCCGCGCCAATGCCTGATCCCGAGAATACGCCGAAGTGAGTGATTTCCGAGTACTTCATTAGAGTTCGTCCTTGTCCGCCGCGCTTGCTCGTTTGAAGTCGCGGCACAGTTGTTTCTGATGGTCGGTTGCCTGCAGAGGGGATACGGACGGCGGGGCGGCTGGCGGCGGTCGAAGTTGGCCGGCGCGTGGCTGGGTCATAGCTTGCGCTGTAATTTCAAGGCAGCGGGCGAGCGCCGGTGAGCGCAGGGCATCCGCGAGCGTGCCGCGAAGGCGCGCGGCCGCGTGCGCCTGCGCGAGCTGGGGAAGGGTAGGCTTGTGCATCGTCATGCCCCCTTCCGGAAGACCCAGCAATGCACCGTCGTGGCCTTGGTGGCGCCGGCCTGGCTCGCGTTCTGACGAATGCGGCTCTTGACGGTCTTCACCTCCAGGAACTTGTGCTGACGGCTGGTGCGTAGCACCTTCTTCAAATCGCTCAACGCTGGCACCTGCTGGCGGTGCGTGGCTGCGGCCTCGATGAAGTGATTCAGGTTGACCGCGATCTCTTCGTCGTTGCAAGAATGGTTGAGCTGGGGCGCCATCTCGTCGTCGCCGTTGAGATAGGTGTAAGCCTCCCAAAATCCCTGCACGATGGGATGGTCCGCATTGATGACCTGCTGCCGCTCGGCCGCCATCGTGCCGATGAGGTCGGCGGCCGCCTGGTATTGCTCATCGGTCAGCCGAACCACCAGGCGAAGCGCATCCAGGACCGCTAGCAGCTGCGCGTGGCATTTCATGATGCGGGTCATCTTGATATCGCCACGCTCGCGCAAAGCGTCAACGTGATCCTGGTAGCGCGATAACACGGTCTCCAAGACTTTTGCCTCGCGCTTGGTCGCCGCCAGAATGAAGCCCGATACATCGCTTGTGGGCGTGGTTTCCAGCGCCACGGCGGCGGCCAGCGTCTTGGCGTTCTGGCCGGCCCGGTCGATGTTGATGTGAACTATCCGGGAAAGGATGGCTTCGGACGCGTTCACCTCGTTGTTTTGCGAGATGACAATGGATCCTCGGAACGGCGGTTCGTAGGTCTCGTTGCCGCCGTTGGCCACGCCGCGAGAACGGATGCTGCGGCCGTTGTAGGCGGTTTTCAGCTCGTCCCAATCAAACGACTTCACATGCGATTTCTCTTCGCCCAAGCGCTCGCGGTCGGATTCGATCAGCACCACGGGCAGGCCAGCGACCTGGGCAAAGTTGCGCGCGCGCCCCGGCGTTGTGGACTTGGACGGGTCGAAGCCCTCGTAATCAGTCCGTCCGAACAGCTTCCACAGGAATTCGATCAGCGTTGACTTGCCCGAGCCTGCCTCGCCCACAACTTCCAGAAAGGGATAGCTTTTTTGGTGCGCGCGGATTTGTTCGGCGAACAGCGAGCCGAACCAGAATGCCAGTGTCACGATGCCCTTCGCACCGAAGGCGGTCCAGACATGCAGCACCCAATCCGCCTTGTATTCGTGCGGGTCGCCGTTCACCGTCAGCGTGACGGATTGATTCAGACTTTTGACCGAAAGGCGCCCGATGTCGAAGAAGTCCTCTTCGTTGACCTCGTAGATCGTGCCGTCCTTCACCGCCAGCGCGCCAAGGATGTACGCGCCATGCTCGCGGCTGTAGCCGATGAAATCCACCGTCTCCACGCGCTTGATGTTGTAAAGGCGGCGCTCCATCATCCTGTCGAGGTGATGGCCCTGGCCCGAGAACATGGCGCCCGGGGCGATGGCCAAGAGGCGCTTCTTGAACTCGCTGGCGGTTGAGACCTGGGACGATGTGAAGGTGTTCTTCACGGGCGGCCCGTCATGCGGGAATTCGACGCGGAAGTAGTACCAGCTCTCGTCCGTGAGCTTGTTTTCTTGGAAGTACAGGGGCGTGGGATAGCAGTTGGAAATGGTGCGGATGCCACCCGCCTCGCGCAGCGCGAGCGCGCGCAGCTCGTCCTGTGCAAGCTGCTCCTTTGCTTCGTTGCCGATCCGATCCATCGCCTTTTGGTAGGCGTCGATATCCATCCGGAACCAGTACAGGCGCTTGCCGAACTCGAAATCAAACTCGGTCCGGCTGTTGTCGTGTTCATACAGCAGCAGCGCCTTTTCGGTGGCACTACGCGCCAGCAGCACCGCCCCATGGTGCAGGTACAGCTTGCGGCCTTCTTGGGACAGGCGGCGCGGGGCGCCGTCCGGTGCGTGCTGGTCGAGCTGGTAGAGGTCGTTCCAGTCGCGTTTACGCTTCCCGTCCTGCGGAATGATGGCCGCCTTGCACGTCCAGCCGTCCTCTGCCGCGCGTTCGGCGTGCTTGCGCGTGAAGCGCCGGCCGGCGGCGTCGCCGTCGAGCGCCCAGACCAGGTGCGGCAAATTGTTGGGGCGTGCGTCTGCCAGCGCGCGCAGTGCGACGGATGGATAGTTGTTGCACGACATCGTGGCTGCGGCCTGGACGCCAACCAACCATAGGGCGATCGCATCAAAGATGCCTTCAACAAGCCACAGCTCAGTGACCTTTGCGGGGTCGAAGCCGGGTGGCGTCCACCACTCGCCCATGTAGCTGCCACCGGGCTGGAAGCGGGCCTTCTGCTTACCGAACCGCCCCGGCTCATCTATCAGTCGTTCCCAATAGGTGCGGCCAACGGGGAAGCGCACCGTTGCGGAAACGAGATTGCGCGCGCGGTCGTGATAGGTCTCTTGCGTGTAGCAGCCGGCCAGCCTGGCCACGTCGAAGCCGCGGGCGTGCGCCAGGTAGGCGTCAGCGGCCGCGTGCGGGTTGGTCTTCATGTCCTCGGCGTAGCGCTTCGACCAGTGTTCAAAGATGTCCGAGAACAGCTCTTTTACATGGCCTTCCCAGCCGCATTTATCGAGGCGGCCGCAACGCAGCACCCAGGGGTGGTCTGCGTGCGTGTAAACCTCGCGCTTCTTGCAAGCGGGGCAGATGCCCTGGCGAAGCCAGCCCTGCCGCTCTTTGAACTCGAAGTCCGCGAGGCGGGACATAACGTCGCGGTGAATATCGGGCTTCATGATTACGCCATCAGGTTGCGTTCGCGCAGGGTGCGCATGGCGGCGGCGTGAACGGCGCAGGCAGCGGTGAGCATGTGGCCCGACACGGCGGCATCGCCAGCGGCGGCAGTCAGGAACAGGGATTGCCCCGGTTCATAGGCACCACGAACAAGGTATGCGGTCAACTTGGCCAACGCCTTTACCTCATCGTCGTCCATGTGTGCCTCGATGCGGGCGTGCACGGAAATGGCGGGCATATTCAATTCCTTTAGAAAACAGTTACCCGTGGCGGGCGCCAGAACGCCCGCCAGCTAGACGGAAAACAGGGGATAGGGGGTTAGTGGGGTCGCGCTTGACGGCGCGCCTCGGCGGCGTCGTAGGCGTCCAGAATGGCGGCAAGCTCAGCTGCCGAAATCACGCGGGTATTGCCGGAAGCACGTTCAACAACAAAAAGGGCGTGGCTCGTGCTGCGGTCCATGTCCACGCTAACGGGGCTGCGGGCGCTTGATATCTCAGCAATTGCCTGCGCCGCTTGCGTTGCGGCCGTGCGCTTCGAGCAGTTCGCCATGGCCATCAGATGCGCGGTGCAGCGTTCAAGCAAAAGGTTGTCGCGGAGAACGGCGGGCCGGGCGCCCTGTTGCAGCTCGACGGCCAAGAATTGATGTGCTTGATCCGCTAGAAAGCTGCGGCTCCAGTCAATGGATCCCGGCACGAGGGAAAGGGCTGATTTACTCATCGTGGTCTCCAAACATGCTTTGTTGGCGAGGGTCAGCCTTGCTGGCTGACAGAAGGCGAAGGTTTTCGCTTTTGGGCGAAAGGGGTAGATGCACAGCCGGATTGGCGACCAATGACGGCGTGATGGTGCAAACCATCTCTAGGTGCGATTTCCAGGTATGGCCGCAGCCAAGAGCGCGGCACGTGAAGTACAGCGCGCGCACGGTGGGCGACAGCTCAATGCTGTGTCTGACAGTCGCCCACGTACCGCAATGGGGGCACCGCTGACCGAGTTGATTCATCGGATGGCCTTAGCGTCGGCGGGGAGGCTTGCCAGCGGTGCGCTCGGCTTCCCAGCTCTCCAGGCCGCGCCGGTACATCAAAAGGGCGAATTGACCCGCAGAGCGGGCGTCGGCCTCAGCAAACGCTTTGCAGCGTTCAAATTCCTCTGTGTCCATACGCAGCCCCACCATGGGGCGTTGCGTTCGTTTGGGCGCTACCTGGCGTTTGGATGGTGTATGTTGCATGGCGTGACACTCTGCTTGGTGACGTGACGGAGTGATTATGCTCCCAAACGAGAACATCAGTCAACAGGATTGCTATCAAATGACATCATCAAATGAACGATTGGCCGAGGAGCGCATGCGTCTTGGATATGGGCAGGGAGAATTTGCAGCCATCGCTGGAGTTGGAAGAGGTGCTCAAGCAAACTATGAGAAGGGGTTGCGGCAACCAGATATGGCCTATCTTGAACGTGCCGCCACTGCCGGCGCCGATGTGCTGTACATCGTGACTGGCATGCGGGCCATCTCCGAAAAGGATCTGGAGGCAGACCTAGACCGCTACGGCAAAGCCTGGGAAACCCTGGAATTGGCACTCGAAGCGACGGGCCGAGAGATGGATCCGACTAGGAAGCGCAAAGCCGCTGATGCGTTGTTTCGCGCCAGCAAGGCGCAAATGGCAGCTTCGACTGAGCAGCTGGTGAATCTGGTTCTAGATCTCGCCGCGTAGAGCATCTCCGGGGCCTGGGGCAGGGGGTGGAGACGCCCTCAATAAGCCGGCAAGGGCTGCGGGCGTTTCCGGTTTGAAGGCCCGTATGGAGCTGGCATCGCACAGTAGGAAGAAAAGCAATGCATAAGCCTCATGACCCCGGATCGAACGTTCATTTTCTCAACCAGCGCCACAGCGACAACCCGCAGGCGGACGTGCTGGGCGCACTTAACGCGGAATTGAAGGCCGCGAAGGAAAAGCGCCCGGAGCGTCCCGCCTATGACGGTGCGAACGCTTCCCAGAAGATAGAGGGAGAGGGGAATACTCAGATCTCGGGGGAAGCTGCGCCGCGCCAGTCGATCACAGGCAACAACAACATTCAGATCGGCGCGGTGCAGTTGGTGGTGAAGGTGATGGTGAACGTTCAGCGGTAGACGGGCGCGGCACTTAGTCCGCGTCCTCGACATCTACCGCAGGCAGATCGCCGCCGGATTGGGCTTCGTCCTCCGCGCGCGCGTCTGCCGCTTCTGCGGTTTCCGCCTCCAGCTTCGTGGTCAAGCCGTTGCCGTCGAGCTGATGCACCAGCTTCACGTTGAGCCAGGTGTATTCATTGAGCGGCGCTTTCAGGCTCGGGAGTTGGATCTTGGTCTGGGGTGACAGATCCGGGCGGCCATAGGCGAGGTCCATTTCAAACGTGGCCATGCCGCGCCGGATGCGCGCCCATTCCGCGCGCGCCGCTTCCAGTGCGTCGGATTCGCTGGCATAGAGCTGGCGCAGGCGCTTGGCATTGCCGATCACGCCCGCCAGGACATGCCGGCGCTTGGCCTTGCCCTTGTCCTGCCAGGATGCGCGCACGCCCGTGTACGAATCACGGTCGGCAATGTGAAACCGGATTCGATCCCCATCGCGGCGCGACAGCGTAATGGTGGGCATGTCCTTGCCACTGGCGGTCTTGCCGTGCTCGATGGGCAGGAACAAGAGGCGCTTGTCTTTGACCGTGGCCACTGCGTCGTACCGCTTGCCTATGCGGTTCAGAAACGCGAGGTCCGATTCGTCGGTCTGGTCGATGTGCTGCACCTTCGTATTGCCGAAGGTGCCGACGACGGCGGTCAGGCCGTGCGCCTTGGCGATGGTTTCCACGATGGCCTTGATGGTGGTGCCGTGGAAGCTGCGCGCGGAGCGCGTGCGCAAGGCCGATTTCATGTCGGCGCTGCGAGCGCGCAGCGTGATGATGTCGGGCGGGCCGCTGAATTCCACCTCATCCACCTCGAAGGTCCCCTTGTCCACCAGGCCTGTGCTTTCCCAGCCAAGCAGGACACGTACAGACACGCCCCGAGCAGGCAACTCCAGGCGGCCATCATGGTCATCCAGAACGAGATCGAGCTGGTCCGCCTGGTCGGATCGGCATTCCGTGATGGTCAGGCTTTGAAGGCGCGGCCGAACATTGCCCGTGACATCCTTGCCGTCAACGATGACGCGCCAGATGGGGCGCGGATAGCGGTAGGCCTCGGGCGGCTGGCCAGCAGCCGCGGATTCGGCGGATTGAGCTGCGAACATCAGATCCCCCAATTCATGACAGAGCCGTCCATCTTGTCGATGGGAATCTGCAGGTCATCGAGCAGGCCGCGCGCCAGGGCGTCGTCCACGCATTTGAGGGTGATGGTGAAGTCCGTCTTTTGCGCCACGCCGTTGATAAAGAACATCGACCCCTCTTCCTCCAGCCGCTCGATGATGAATGCGCCGTGTACGGTCCCTAGGCCGTCCACCATCACATAGGCCTTGCCGGTGTTTCCCATGCGCCGCAGCAGTTGCAGCGATCCGGATGAACCCATGATCTGCGGGATGACGGTCCCGCTGAGCGTAATGGTGTCTTCCCCCGGCCCCACGTACTGATAGGCGGGCCGTGCGCCCATCCGCGAATTGGAAGGGTGGCGCCACTCGGTGCTACGGCGTAGCGACTGATACGCGACCGTGGGCAGGCCGAATACGAACATGCCAAGTGCCATCATCATGGCGATTTCTCCTAGTCTCGGTCGATATAGGCGGAGCGGATGCGCGCATCCTTGTCCGCCTGCACGCGGCGCAGGGCGGTTTCCACCGCGCGCTGCAGGTCCATTTGGCTCATCCCCGCGCCCTGGATCGTGATGTTGATGGTGTCGCCCTGGATGGTGATCTGACGTGGCCCGCCGGTCGGTGCGGTGGCCATGGGCGTGCGCATGTCGAAGCGGGCCGCTGCTTGTCCCGCGTCAATGCCCGCAGGCGCCGCCAATGCGCCAGGGGCCAGCATGGCGCCGCTGAGCGCTACGGATGCGGCCAGCGCCTGAGCGGCCTTCATGGCCTCGGGCTGCTGGGCCTTGATGCCCACGGCCGCGCCCTCGGACACAAAGCCGCCCATGTCCGCAAAAACCCGGCTCGGCGAGTGAATACCCAACTTTTCCTTGAACCAGCCGATCACGCCGCTGCCCATGTTGGAAATGGATTCCTTCAGCGCGCCGGCCATGCTGGATATCCCGTTGATGAGACCTTGCACCAACATGGAGCCGAACTCGGAGAAGTTGCCCGGCAGCGACACGCCCAGGGATGCCAGCGCGGCGGCTATCGGCTGGTACAGCAGGCCCAGCGGGGACCAGTTCAGCAGCATCGCGCCGACGCCGGCCAGGCCGCCGTCAAAGACCTGCGTGACCGATTGCCAGATCTGTTCAAAGAATCCCGAGACCGCACCCCAAGCCGCGCCCAGGATCGATAGCGGATCCCAGGCCGCCAGAAGCCCGGAAAGCCATTGCACGGACGAATTAAAGGCGGTGGTGATGCGCGACCATAGCCCGCTGAAAAAGCCGCTGATCGGCTCCCAATAGCGATAGATCGCGTAGGCCGCCAAGCCGATGGCGGTGACGGCCAAGCCGATGGGGTTGGCCAGAAACAGACGACCAACGAAAAGGATGGCCTTGCCCAGCACGCCAAAGCCATTGCGCACGAGGTTGGCCAGTACGCCCAACAGGCTGCCCGACTGTATGCCCATCAGCGACAGGCCGTAGCGGATGATGATGAACGGCCCCAGGATGCTGGCCAGCGCCAGCGTGAGCGCGCCAAAGCCTGCGATCAGCACGGCAAGACCGCCCGCTATCGCGGTGAGGGTGCTGGCTAGCTCAGGATTGGCCGCTGCCCAATTCTTCACGCTGCCGATGAGATCCGCCAAGCGGATGACCATCTTGCGCAGCGCGCCGTCATGTTGCTCGTAGACCTGAATGCCCAAGTCCTCCCAGGCGCTGGAAAGCTCGTCGAGCGACCCGCGCATGTTGTCGGCCATTGTGCCTGCGGTTTTGTCGGCCTCGCCTGCGTTGGTGTTGAGCGTCTTGACGAATTTCTGCAACTCACCCTGGCCGGCCTGGTCGGTCAGCACCTGCAGGGCGCTAAACGCCTCTTCGCCTGCGATATGCTTGAAGTAGCCGGCGCGCTTGGCTGATCCCATTTTCTGGGTCTTCTTGTCGATCTCGGCCAGGATGGTGGGCAGGTCGCGTAGGTTGCCTTTCGCGTCCTTCGTCTGGACGCCCAGCTCCGCCAACGCGTCCGCCGCTGCCTTGGGAGGCGCGGCAAGGCGCCCGAGAATCGCACGCATCGCCGTGCCGGCCATGCTGCCCTGAATGCCGGCATCGCCCAGCTTGCCCGCCATGGCGGCCGCCGTCTCGATGTCCACGCCCAGGCCTGCGGCCACAGGGGCCACGTACTTCATCGTTTCGCCCAGCATGTAAAGGCTGGTGTTCGAGCGGGTGAATGCGCCGGTCAGCACATCGCCCACGCGGCCCATCTGATCGGCCGGCAGCTTGAAGCCGGTCAAGATGTTGGAGCCGATATCCGCCGTTTGTGCGAGGTCCGTATCGCCAGCCTTGGCCAGCGACAGCATGCCTGGCATAGCGGCAAGAATCGCCTTCGGCGTGAAACCGGCCATGGCCAGAAAGCCCTGCGCGTCGGCGGCCTGCCCAGCGGAGAACATGGTTTCGGCGCCCAGGTCGCGGGCTTGCTTGCGCAGCGCCTTCATTTCTTCGCTCGTTTTCTCCAGGCGGGCCAGCGCCTGAACCTTGCTCATGCTGGCGTCGAAATCAATCCCGGGCATGACGAATTTGCTCTCGGCGTACAGCATGCCGCCGCCAGCGGCAAGCGCTGCCGCGCCGGTGCCGGCGGCTGCGCCCACGGCCGCGCGCCCGGACGTGTAGCGCTCTTTCGCGGCGGCCAAACGCTGCTGATGCTTCGCAGCGGCCTGCAGCTTGGCGGTTTGCCGGTCCAGCGCCTGGGAGGTCTGATCAATGCGTTGGCGCAACCCGCGCTCGTCGCGCGCCAGGTTCGACGTGGAGATGCCAGCGCGCCCTAGGCTTTCGCGCAAGCGCTGCAGCTCCATGGACTGTTGACCGTGTTTTTCCTTGAGCTGCTGGGCCGCGCGTACCGCCCTATCAAACTCGCGCGTCATGGCTCGCGTGGGCGAGGCTGTCACCTGCATCTGCTGCGCCAGGCCCGCCACGCGCTGCTGCGCGGCCGCCAGGTCGGCACGCGTGGTTTGCAGGCCTCGGGAGAGTTCGCGGAACCTGCCAACTTCGCGCTGGGCGGTGTCCAGCGCCTTGAGCTTGCTGCGCAGGTCCGCCACGCCCTGGGCGGACGCTGCGGACGAACCCTTGATCTTGCTGAGCGGCCCGGAAAGCTTGTCCTGCAGGGCCGCAATGACACGCAGCTGTAGCGCCTTGTCCATGGCGTAAACCTATTCACTCTCGATGCGAACGCGGGCGCGCTCGCGCCATTCGGCCAGTTCCTGCAGGTCCATGGGATACATCGCGGCCGGGGGCCAATGAAACACGACCGCGATATCCGCCATGGCGTCTTCTACGACGTTTGGAAGGCGGACTTGTCCGCTTTGCTCAGAAAAAAACTGGCCACCGTCGCGCCCACCGACATCAGGTCGGCCGGATCCATGTTGATGATTTCGCCCGGCGCAAGGATGGGATCGCAAATGCGCGGCAGTACGATTTCGAGCGCCTTCACGTCGATCTGGGCGACGGCCATCAGCGTGACACCGCGCAGGGAGCCGGCTTTGGGCTTGCGGATGATCAGCTGGGTGATGTCGCCGCTGCTGCGTTTGATGGGGTAGTCGAGGACAACGACCTGGACATCGGGATTCGCGACGGCCGGCACGTTGGCGGGTTGGCTGGCCTCGGTGGTCTGGGCGGGCTTGGTGGTATCGGTCATGATTATTCCAAATGCGATAGGGAGAGCGGTTACAGGCCGATGGCGCGGCGCAGGGATTCGGTCACATCGACGCCGCCAACCATCTGGATCATGTTGAGCAGGTCGATTTCGTAGAGGGTTTCGCCGTTGAGCGTTTCCTTGTAGTAGACGCATTCGGTGGTGATCTTCACCTCCGTGTCGTCGCCCACCTTGGATTCGCCGCGGTCGATCTCGGAGTGGCGTCCGCGCACGACGATTTCCACGGAATCCACTTCCTGCGTGTCGTCGCGCTGGAACGCGGCCGCAAAGCGCAGTTGCACGCCGTCAACGCCCACGGCGCCGTACTGCTGCAAGATCTGCTTGACGTAGCCGCCGATGGTCCATTCCATCTTCATGGCGTCATCATCCAGGCCGAAATCGGCCTTGGCCGATCCCAGCATGCCGCCGCCGCGAAATGCTTCCATCTTGCGCGTGAGTTTGGGGACGGTGACGGCGGTCACGACGCCCAGATAGCTCTGGCCGTCGTTGTAAAGGTTCATGTTCTTGAGCTTGGAGGGCATGCCCATGGAATTTGCTCCGTAGAGATAGTGGCCGGCGGCGCGTCACCGCGCCGCCGAAGGGTCAGGCGCCGATGCGCTGGGCGAAGTCGGCCAGATAGCGATCCGTGATGCGTTGACGGAATCCCAGGTTTTCGAGCGGGGGAACCGGCGTGTAGTCGTAGTCGATGGTGAGCTGCCCGGCCTTGAGCGTTTCCTTCGTGTTCGGCGCTTCGTCGTACCAGGCGCTGCCGTCGATGATGTAGCCGTTGGCCTTGAGGCTGCGGAACTTCGAATTGATGCCTTCGATGATGTCGCGGGCCAGCGAAGGATTTAGCGGCGCATCGACTGACCACATGTGCGCCTCGGCCATCGTGTCGGCGATGATCTGCGCGGTACGCGTGTAGTTCTCGAACGGGAACAGGCTTTGCGGGCCGGCGCACGTGCGCGAACCCCAGAAGCGGTAGCCCGTGCGGTTGATCAGCGTGGTGACATCCTTGGCGTTCAAGTAGCCGGCATCCGTGTCGGGGTCTTGCAGATCCCAGAAAACATCGCGGCTGATGCCGGTGGCGCCGTTAACGACGACGTTGGACAGGGTTTTGTGCCAGCCCACTTCCTTGTCCAGCTTGGCGCGCAACCCCAAGGCCGTCGCGGACGCGGTAATGATCCTCTCCGCATTGGTGCGGGTATCCCAGCCCAAGAAGTCGGGCCAGATCAGCATCATTTCCCGCTGTCCCAGCCCCTCGCGGAAGGCGGCGGCCTCTTCTTTCGTCGGGCAGTCGGGAATGCTCGCGTAGGCAAAGCCGCGCAGCTTCTGCGCGATCTCGGCCATGGCCGCCACGACGGCCGTATTTTCCAGGCCAGGAGCGCCCAGGATGCGGGGTTTCAGCTTCGGCCCGGTGTTTTGTGCGGCCAGCAGTGCGCGCATGCCGGTGTAGCGGCCGCTGGCGTCCGTGCCGCCGATGGTGTTGGAAGTGGTTTCCGCCGGTGTGGCGCCCTCGGCCACGCGCACGATGATGGTGGCGGGATTGGTCTGTGCGCCGATGGCGTCCAAAGAGCGCGCCAAGGTGCCTTTGGTGCCGGCCTTGCCGGCTGCGGCGGCGATGTTGGTGGCCAGCACCGGGGTATTGAGCGGAAAGGTGACCGGGTCGGCATCTTCGGCGGTCGCCACGAAGCCGACGACGGCGGTGGATACAGTGCGGATCGGCCGGGTGCCGTCGTCGGTTTCGACAACCCGGACACCGTGGTGGTATTGATCAAGTGCCATGAAAAAGCCCTCAGAGAGTTGAGCTGAATCCCGCTCTACCTCGGGCGGGGATCGCTCAAATTCTGAGGGCTTTGCATCGCGCGCGCACGGAGTGCTTTTTGTGTATGCGCGTGCCACAACTTACTTTTGTTTGGCCGGCTATCGGGGCGTGGATGCCACGGAAAGCCATTCGGGTACCGGCCCCCAACCTGGGAACACGTGCGGTTTGTCGTCAAGCTGCACGACCTGGCCGATAACGTAACGTTCACCGGTCGCAACGACATTCAGAATACTCCTTCGGTGATCTTCGACGATCTCCCATTTTTTTCCGGTGTATCGCGCGACCTGGTGCGCTTGCGACTTCGGCGGCGCAGCTTCCACCGCGCCAAATGGAATATTGAAGGCTCCCGGCGATAGCGCAAGCTCGTTGGCCTCGGTTTCGTAGAGAAACAGGCCGTCATTGTTGGTTTGATATACGGTTTTCTTGTTCACTTCGAGTCCTCCTAAATATGAATTCGGGGATGAAAGGCAACGTTTCGCGGTCTGGTCTCTGATGCGGTACGGGCCACGCGCGATACGTCGAGGCTCATCCGGTCTGTCGGTGTATCTATCGTTTCCAGGGTTACTTTGTATGGACTCATGATGCCTCCACCGGCGACCAGATCAAACGCTCCACTTGCCGTATACATCGAGCCAGTGCTGCCACCGATGAAGCCGCGGAATGTTCCTCCGCCCGTGATGTTTTGCAATGCGTCCAACTGACGGCTACCCAAAGCGCGCGATCCACCCGTGTCAGCGTCAGTTCCGGCGTAGCGACGGAATGTGTTGCGCAGGTCAGGAACGCGGAACGTTGTGCTGCTAACGTCCACGAAATAATGCGCGCCCCGATTCGCCGTCCAGACCGCATCCGATACGACTAGGCCGTTTTCACGGGCATAGCCCCAAAGGCCGGCGTAGGCGGCCTTACTTAGTTCGCCGCCCACGGCATCAACCTCATTGGCCAACGGTGCAATCGTATGTCCATCGAGCGGGCGGCCGCAGAGCGGGGAGCGGTAGCCCGTGTAATAAGTCGTCGACGACCAGGCCCAAACCTCGGCACACTCCGCAACGTGAATCAATCCGATGTTCTTGGATGGAAGTGCGGTGATCGAATAGATTCTCGCGTAGTTGGATGTGAGTACATCGGCAGAGACCCATTCTTTCCAAGGGGACCAGTCATTCAGGTAGCATCCTCGGGAGTAAATCTCGCCCGTGTTGAACACCACGTACATCTGCGTGATGATTGAGGTGGTTGCGCGGCCCACAATCAGGGTTCCCGCCCGCCGTGTCGGGTAGTTGCGCTCGGGGGTGGCTGCGTCATTCAGATCGTTGCCATAAAGGCCCGGCAATGTAATTGCATTCAGGTTTGCCGACCCGATAGGGTTATCCGCCCCGATGCCGAAGGCTTTTCCTACTGTCATGATCCTACCCAGTTCGCCGTCATTGACTGATCGCTGGGTGTCCAATGCGTGAGCGTGGCTTTCTTGGCCGACGAAGTTGGTTGATGACGCGGTAAGGGTACTGGGCATGCCCAGGCTGATGACACGGCTTTCGTGCAGGGTCCCCCCGCCAGTCATGCCAGCGCCGGCCTTGATGCTGACGCCGATATCCGCCTTCTCTTTCAAACCATTGTCAACGTACTGCCGCGTGGCGAGCACAACGGCCGGATCAATCTTGAGCGTGAAATTGGTGGTGCTGGAAACCTGCAACACCATGCGCACGACCTGCGTGCGGGCCGATCCCTCAGACATTTGCGGCTTGTAGGTTGGCGGACAGTTGGACACGGCGACCAAATCGCCATCCGCATCACGTAAGCCAAGCTCTCGCGCCCACCAGCCGCCAAATTGCTCCGGAATGACCTGTTCAACAACCAGCCAGGCCGGATTGTTCGGATCGACAAATATCCGATTGATGGGCGCACGATGCTTGGATCCGATTAGCGATGTCTGCTCCCGGTTCGGGACGGGCAGCACGCCGCCGCCGTCGCCGATCTCCAGCTCGGTGATCTTCACGGGGACGCCCAGCGCTTTGGCGTTGGCTTCCTTGGCTTCGCCGATCTTGGTCAAGATTCCGAAATAGGTGGTCATGGGTATACCGTCATGGTGTCGATGATGTGCGTGGCGAGAACGGCGGACACGGCCGCCGCGACTTCCACGGGTTGGGGTTGATAGGGGTATACGGTCATCTCGTCGCCGTCATAGGACGCGACGCAGTAATTCAAGGGCGCCCGCACCTCCACCGCGATGGCCAGGCCGGTCATGTGCTGGCTCAGGCGCTTGGTGCTGTCGATGAGGCGGCCCAGCTCGTAATACATCGCTTCGGATATGCCGCCATCGAGCACGCCGATAGTGAGCCGGAACGTTCCGCGCCGACCTTCCGGCACCATCTGGTGCCACTCGGTCACCTCCAGCAAATAGCCCAGCGGCTCCACCACGCGGCGCAGTGCGCCGATGGTGCCTTTCAGCTGGTGAATCTTGAAAGAATTGGCGATGGCCTTACGCTTGGCCGCTTCAGACCAGGCATCGTCCCAGCGGTCCACCGATCTTTCCCAAGCCAACCAGGGAAGCAGCAGGGCGGGCGTGGTGCTCGCGCGACGCAGCTTGCGCAAGGGCAAGGGGATTTCCTCGATGTCGGCGCCGACCTGGGCAAGCTTGCGCTCAACCGGAGTGGATGAGGGGGGCAGCAGGGTAGGCTTGTTCGCCATATCAGCCACCGGGCGCAATGGTGACTTCCACGGCCGTGCATGTGGCCGCCTGGGTGGGGTCAAGCACCAAATCCGCCGCTGGCTCGATCAGTTCCAGATGGGCGACGCCTTCGACATGCAGGGCAGCGTTGATCGCGGACTGCCAGACAGACACCCCGGCGCGGCGGGCGCGGTTGACATAGGCATTGCACGCCCGTGTAGCCGCTGCCAGTGCCACTGAACGGCCAGGGCCTTCGCCTTTCATGTGCAGGACCGCCCGGACGGTGTAGCGAACGATACTGCTGGATTGAAGGGTTACGCGGTCCCCCATTGGACGGATGTCCTCGTCGCTGAGCTTGGCGGCTACCTTGGCCAGCAGCTCGGGCGATGCTGTACCGTCCCCTTCGCGCGATAGCACGCAAACAACTATGTCGCAAGGATCGGGGCTGGTAGCGGTGGCGTCGGCTACTTGGCCGTCAGCGCTCAGTGCGTGAAAGATGTAGCCGTCACGCGGGCCTGCAGTTGACAGGCCTTCCCACGCCAACTGCGCGCGCTCGCGTAACTCGTCGTCGCCTTCGTAGACCGCTTCCACCGGCGGCACGGCGACGGGGTCGGCCGGCCGAATGAGAAGGCGGCTTACGCCGTACTCGGCTGCGATGTGTTCCAGGTCGGCACCAGCGGCGAAAGCCAGCAGGACGGACCGCGCCGCGTCGTTGATACGCTGGCGCAAGATGACTTCGCGCTCGGCGTTCTCCTGCAGGGTGATGACGAGCGGCTCCGACTCCAGCGCCAGCGCCTTGGCCACAGCGTCGCGGTCCTCTTGCGCGAAGAGCGCGAGATACCGCGCCTTGCGCGTCTCCAGGATACGTTCGTAGTCCAGCGTTTCCACCACGTCCGGCGCGGGAAGTTGGGAAAGGTCGATGATGTTGGACGTGGCCATGCTATGCCTTGAGGGTGGCGGTCACAGAAACCGGCGCGCTGGTGCTGCCGGTGTCGGTGTCGCCGTTGACGGTCAGAACCACGCGGCCGGGTGCATCGGCGCTCATTTCGACGGCAAGAGAGCGCACGCGTAGGCGCGGCTCCCAGGCCATCAACGCAGTGGCGGACGCGGCGTAGAGCTGCAGGACGGCCGCGCCATTGGCCGGCGTGTCGATGAGGTCCGCATTCAGGGCGCCGAAGGTACGCCGACGGTGCCGCGTGCCTACGGCCGTGGTCAGGATTTTTTCGACGGATTGGGCCAGATGCTCGCGGCCGCTGATGCGCAGGCCCGTGCGGGCGTTCATCCCCAGGTAGCTCATTGGGTCGGCTCCGTGGTAAGTGCGTCCAACCCCTGGGTGCGGTGGCGGTGCTTATGCACCACCACGCCGTTAGACGACAGGTTGCCGTCCTCATGCGTGATGTTGCCCGTGATCTTGGTGGTGTTGCCCTTCCCATCCCGGCCGCTCATGCCCGCCTGATAGGTGAGCAGGCCGGTCACGGTCACATTGCCGTCCAGCTTGATCTCAGGGCACTTGAGGGTGCTGGTTTCCGACACCTCGGCCGTGAGCGTTTTGACGCCCGTGACGGCCAGCGCGCCCGCCTTGTGGTCATAGACGATGCGGGCGCCATCCGGGTACACGGTCACATGCTCGTCCGGGCTGTCGGACGGCGCCGGGATCGCTTCGGAATTCAGACCCGCCAGAACAATGCCAGCAGCAGGATCGCCGCCAGGGCAAAGAATGATGACCTGTTCGCCTGTCGTGGGCGGATTCCATGTCGTAGTCGTTCCTGCCCGTGCCTCGCGCCATTGCAGCCAGTCCGTTTCAAGACCGCCAGTGGACACGCGCACCTTGGCCGGCCGTACCGACAGGTCCACGGCGAACACGGTCCCGATACGGATCAGGTTGGAAAGGAGACGGAGGATTTCGGCGATGTCGTCAGGCATAGCGGCCATGGTGCCGCGATGCCTTCGCGCGCGCATGGATTGCGCGCTGTCGCTGACGCGCCTACAACTTGCGGCCGGCCAGATGTTGAGCGAGCGTATCCAGTACGCGTTCGCGTGACGTTTGGGTGAAGCCCAGCAGCCGCCGGCGAGGATAGCGTACTGCAGCCTGTCCGCGCTCCGGCCGGTCGGTGCGGCCCTCCTGGTGGACCAGGGCAATGCGTGCAGCTCGGCCGGTGTAGCCGACCGCCGCATCGGTGTCCGTCACCTCGATGCGCATGTGCTGCGCCGTGCGTAGCCGCGCGAACATCTTGCGCCGCACCTGCCCCTTCTTGCCGCGTAGATTCTTGGGCGCCCGTCGCGGCGCGAAAGGGGAGCCGTCCGGCTCCTGTTGCGAGGCGATGCGCTGGCTCTCGTTGCGGCGCAGCTCGACCGCGACCGCGCGATTGACGCGGCGGCGTTCGGCAGGCTTCAAGCGTGCCAGCAGGCCCGCCGCCCATTGCTCAATGGCTTGGAATTCGTCACTCATAGGGATGGCGCCAGCCCGGTATGCGAATTTCCACCGTTCCCAGCCCCTCGGGCAGTACCACATCAACGGCGACATCCTCGCCAGAGAATTCCGGGTGGGCGGGTTCGCCAATATGTTCGGCGCGCTGCCTGCCGTCAGGCCCCGGCTTCACGATGACGCGTTCAGTAAGTGCAAGCTGAATCTCGATGTCCACCGCGTTGTTGTTGAGCAGTTCTACCTCAAATTGAAATGCGGTGTCCCAGCGTGAGGGATTCTCGAAGAGCTCCGGCTGATTCACGCGCAGCCAGCCCAGCAGCGGCAGCATGATTTCGTCTTCGCTGTCGGGGTAGTCGGTTACGACAAGCGTCAGCGTGTAGCGGTACTCATGGGAGAGGTTGCGCGTGCCGTTGCAGACGATACGGCCCTTTTCTACGAAGACCTGCAGGCGGTCCGGGTTGGCCTGCAGGAATGCGTTGCAGCGCGTCAGGTACTCGCGCAGGTCAGCGGGCTTTCGCATCGCGTTCCCCGTCCTGGCAACGAATGATGGAATCCACCTGGGCCGCGCAAATCGCCCAGGCCGCTTCCAGCCTATCAATCGTTCTCTGCAGGTCGCCGTTTGTCTTCGGCTGACTGGCCGGCAGCGTGCAAGGCGTCACGGGTGCGCAGGTATTGATCGTAACCAGCGGCCCCGGTGATGGCGGGGCGCTGCTGCAGCCGGACAACGCCAGCAGGCAGCACAGTATCAGCCCAACTGCGAACTTCCGAATCTTCATCTTTCAGCCTCTCGAAATCGAATTCACGCGCATCCAGGGCAGCGCGGAAACCCTCTTGCTGGGTGGTCAATGCGGCGAGGTCCAGGCGCTGGCTGGTGAGGCGGTCGGCCAGGTCGCCGATCTGCTTGCCTTGGCTCTCGATGACCGCGCCATAGGTTTTTAGGGTGGTTTCCTGCTGCGCGACGGTCTGGTGTTGGAGCCACGCGACCCAGGCCAGCACGGCGGCGAGCAGATACGGCGCAACACGCCAAGCCAGGGCGCTCATGCTTGGCCCCCCGCGTTGGCGCCTGCGAATCGCTCATAAGCGCGCGCCAGCTTCACGTCATAGAGGTTTTCCGCGTAGGCCGGGCCGTTGTAGGCGCGCGCGAATTGCGCCCATTTACGGCCCTTCAACGCCCGATGCAATGCCGGGTCGGCCAGGACGAACGCGACGAAGGTGGCCAGCTGGTCGCCCTCGCTGCGGCTTTGCGTGGCCACGAAGGTTTCGATGCCGGCAAAGCCCAGCGCCTCCCAGTGGTAGCCCATGATCTGGAATGCGCCCCAGCTCGCGGCTTCCTGGGCGGCCGGCGCGCAGATCTGCGCGGCCGCCGCCAGCCGCGTGTACTCGGCTGCGCCGCCGGCATAGCCGCCGCGTGTCTGGTTCACGATGGACGGTCGCAGGGCTGCGTGTGGAGCCGGGTCGATTCCATGGGCCAGCAGCTGGCGCCAGAACACGTGACGCTCAAAGAGGATGGCGGGGCGGCCATCGGCGAGAAAGCCGCGGCCGTTCGATTCCACCTCGTTCACGGCCTTGATGCTGGCCAGTGGCACGTCCAGGCGGTCGGCAGCGGTGATCAGATCAGATTCCCGCAGCATACGGGACGTATCAAAGCCTGCTAGGGCGCTTCGGGACTTGGGGCCATACCTGCCGTCCACCACCAGGCCGCGCGCTTGCTGCAGGGTCGCTACGGCGTCCCGCGTAGCCTCGTCATAGACGGCCGTGGCCGGAACGTCGAAGCCGGCACGGCGCAGATCCGCCTGCAGGTCGGATATATCCTGGCCGATATCGCCCATTTTCAGGATGTCACGCATCGGGGCAGCTCCGAATCAGGGTTGCAAGGTTGCCGCGCACGCGCCACGCGGCAGCGCAGACGAGCGCCGCGATGACCAGCTCCGGCAGGCCTGCCGGATCGCGCAGCAGCAGGATCTGGCCTGCCCGGCAGAACAGGGCGGCGATCAGCAGGCACGCAACGAGCGAGAGAATGCGGCGGTGCCGCGCACCGTTCGGGCGATACCAGAGGAAGCGGGCGGCGGTGGCCACGTACACCAGGGCGCACGCCACGGCCACGGCGGTAAGGGACGGTGTAGCGGTGAGGGCGTTCATTTCTTTTCCCCGTTGCGAGGCAGGCGCAGCAGCCCGCCCAAGTCGATATCGGGAACCATGGCCAGCAGCTTGAGCGCCAGCGGCACGATGACCAGGGCGCCGATGAGCGCCGGCAGGAAGGTTTCCTTGGCCAGCTCGCGCGCGACGATTTCGCCAGCCCCGCCGTAACCGCACAGCGCGGAGAGCAGGAACGAAACGAAGCGCTTCCAGGCGGTCAGGTCTTTTTTCGTGCTGGCCACCAACGCCGCCCCGATGACCGCGCCAAACACGGCGTTGGCGTCAACGAGGGGCAGGATTTGGGCCATGGCCGCGCCGGAAATGAGCGTGGTGGCCATGGCGCCGGTTACGGTCGAAGGTTCGGCCATGCTTTCAGTCCCAAAGGGTGACGGTCTGCGCCGTCGAAGGTTGAGGGGCTGAATCCGGCAGCGTCAGCAGCAGACCATGCGGCAGCACCGCTCCCAGGTCGGCCAAGCCGGGATTCAGCTCGTAGGTTTGTTCCACCACGTCGCGCGTGGTGCCAAGGTGCCGCCAGCAGATCGCATCCACTGTGTCGCCTTGTTGCGCCCGTACCTGCATCAGATCAGCTCCACCGTGGCGCGCGGGCGGCCCTTAATGAGCGAAATCGCCCACAGGGCGTCCCGCCGCAAGTCCGCCGGCGCGTCGGTGAACGCCTCCTGCTTGCGCTGACCGGCCGCCGTCAGGTCGTAATCCGGCATGCGCTCGATGATCGAGGCCTTGGCGTAGCAGTACACCGCCTGCAGGTAGCTGAGCAGCAGCATGGACTTGCCGTCGATGGTGGCCCGGCTCGGCACATCGGAAAGCGTGGCGTATCCTTCCGCGCGGCGCGCGTCTGTCCAGTCCGTCAAGTCCCGCCCCACTTCCAGAATCGCCGTGGTGAGTGCCTGGCGCAGGCGGCCCGGCGTCACCGTGCCGTCATCCAGGCGCACCGCGGCGCGAGCGTCCGACGGGCTGATGTCGGGCCAGAAGCCATCATTTTTGATGGCCTCTTCGCTTACCGGCTTTGGTTGTGTGGCGTTGAAACTCATGTCAGCGGCTCGGTGATCGGCGGTGGGCGGGGCGTCCGGTCGGGCATTGCCCGTCTTCAGCCCCGCGCCGCCGTGTGCGTTGGGGGCACTCGGTTATGCCTGGGGCGCCGTATCGTCGCCCTGAGCAGGCGAGGTCGGCGGCTGGCCTTCCCCGCTCGCCTGGGGCGGCGCGCCGCCTTCGGCCTTCTTGATCTTGCGTTCCAGCTGCTCGATGAGCTTGACCACTCCAACGCCCGCATCGAGCTGCTTGGCGCGGTTCAGGTGCTGCAAGGCTGCGGCCGCCATGCGGCGGGTGTCTTCGTCCGGCAGTTCGCCGGCCAAATGCGTGAGGGTTTCACCCATCGCGCGGTGCAGCTTGGCGCGGGCTTGGTCCGGAGCGTCATGGTCCGCTGTGAGTCCCTGCAGCGTGAGCAGTTCATCGAGCAGTCGCTCGCTCGGTTCGATGCGATCGCCCAGCACCGCGCCTGTGATTTCGTCCAGCAGTAGCGTTGGTACGTCGCGGGTGTATTGCGGCGGCAGCTTGATGCCGTGACGCAGTACATAGGCGGCCAGTTCCAGCGCGGAACGCAATTGCAGCGTGTCCAGCAGCCAGACCATTACCGTCACCACAACCTCATCCTGGCCGCCCTTGTCGGCCACCAGAACGCCATAAACGTAGTCGCGGTACTTGTCCAGCATCTCGCGCTTGAGTTCAATCTTGCGCTCGATGGACTGCACGCCTTTGAGCCTGCGCCGGTCGTTGACCAGCGCATGCATCATCAGCTCATACGGGCCGGAGTTCGGCGCGGGTGCGTCGGCGGGCGTGGATGCGGCGGCGAGCGCCGCGGCCACGCGCATCTGATGCCGTCTTACCAGGCCGGCCATTATTGGCCACCTTCGGTGACGGGGTTTTCGGCGGCGTCCAGCAGCTCGAGGTTTTCCAGCAGGGCGCAGCAGCCGTAGTCTTCCAGCGCGTAGTCTTCGTTGGACGACTCGTAGAACTCGACGCGATCACGCTCGGGCGCTTCCTTGATGTGACGGCGGCGGCTTCCTTCCTGCACGTAGATGGACAGGTTGTCCAGGCGCGTGAGCATGACGGTGCCGGCCGGGAAGAACGGCACGGTGACGGCGCGCTGACCGCCGACACGCTTCTGGCTCATGATGATATCGGTGGCCACCTTCTCGGTGGCGGCTTCGCTGTTGTTGACGAGCGGAAAATACTTGTCATGCAGCAGGCCGCGCCCGACGATGGCGACCAGTTCGGTATCGTCTTGGAACCACGGCTCCAGGGCGGTGACCAGATCGAAAACGGCCGCATCGATGTTGGCGTAATCGCCGCCCTTGCCAATGCGCACCTTGCTGCCCGTTGCCGCGCCTTCGCTGATCACGCGGGACGCCGCGCGCTCGCGGATCTTCTGCAGCCATCCCTTGTTGACATCCTGCAGCAGCGGGTACTGCGTCAGGCTGGTGTCCGCCGCCGCGTGCGTACCGTTCCAGCCGACCATGATGCGATCCAGGCCCTGGCGTTTGAGCACGGCGTCACGGACCATATTCTGAAACGCCTTATGACGCGCCCAGGCGTCGAGCTTGGCATACGTCAGGTGCGTATCGAAGTTGGTCTTGACGCACTGGTAGCCGTTCGGATCGAACGCGGTGATGTCGCGCGTTGCACGGGTCTTCGTGGTGGTGTCGGTGCGGCTGGCCGAGGGGCCGGCAACGCCAAGGCCGATCTTTTGGCCAAGCTGATCGACCACGATGGGCATATTGATCGAGGTCAGGAAGGCAGAGCTTTCCTGAATCTTCTGCTCCATGGTCTGTTGAATAGCGGGGTCCACGGAAAAGGACGCCGACGTGTCGGAAACGCCGTTCAGGTGGGCGACGCGCGCCCGGTACTTGTCGAACTGCTTGCGGGTGTCGTTACGCATGGGTGTTGCTCCTGATAGGGATGTTGGATTAGCAGTCGGTTTCGACTTCGCCTGCGCCGCCGGTCGCGGTCGGGCGGTGGCTGTGGTTGCGGTCGGTGATGTCGAGTTCCTTGCGCAACGTGTCGAAGTCTTCGCGCGAGACGGCGTTCTTCTTGAATTCGGCCAGTTCGTTGCGCACTGCCTTGATTTCAGCGTCCTTTGCCGTGGCGAACGTTTCCAGGTTTTTGCGCAGGTCGGCCGCGAAGTCATTCATGCCGGCAGGCAAGCTGGGCGCCGGCTCGGGCTTCGCGGCGGGCTGCTGCTGACCGTTCAGGAAGCTAAAGAGCTTGCCCAGGTTGCCGAGGAAGGTTTTCGTTGATTCGTCTTGTTCGGCCGGATCCGCGCCGTCGCTGAAGTCCAGCGCGACCAACTCGGCAGACGTGAACAGGTTGGCCGGCTTCTGTTTCTTGTGTGCCAGCGGGCTACTGGCCGGATCCTTGATGCCGGCGCAGAACACCAGATAGTCGGTCCCCAGGCTGGCGGGCGAGTCCGTGACCGCCAGGCCGACCAGGCCGCACTTGCCGGTGCCTGCGAAATCGGGATCGATCTCGATGGACGTGTAGACCTTCTGGCGTGCCTTGTTGAACGCGATGAGTTCCGGGGTGGGGTCCAGCTGCGCAAAGAGTTCCGCCTTGCCGTCGGCGTTGTCTTCGACCTTGACAGCCAAGACGTCGCCGTACGCCTTGAACGGGCTGTCAGGCAGCAGGCCGCGCATGTGTTCGATGTTGATGCGTGCGCCGTACTTCTTCGGGTCGTAGGTCTCGGCGATCTGGTGGAGCCACTTGCGTTCAATGACGCGGCCGTCCGTGGTCTGGCCTTCCTGGGCAACGCGGAAAAACTTCTTGCTCATGGCGGGGAATCTCGCAAGGTTGTTGGTGTGCGGGGTCGCGGTCTTTCAGTGTTGCCATGGTGGCCGCAGCGCCGCCCGAGCGCCACGTTGTGCAGTTGTGCATCGCGCAGCGACAACAGGGACTCTCACGCGCGCGCGAGGATTACCGGCAGCATGGCGACCATGTTGCAAATCACCGAACCGCTAGACCCTCGCCGCCGCGCGCGTCACCTCTACTGGATGGGGTGGCGCGTGTCGTCTATTGCGCGCGAGCTGGGCGAGAAGCGAACGACGGTCCATAGCTGGAAGACCCGCGACAAGTGGGATGAGGCGTCCGCCGCCGAGAAGATCGAAAGCAGCCTGGAAACGCGCCTCGCTACCCTCATCGCGAAAGAGCGCAAGGAAGGCATAGATTTCAAGGAGATTGACCTTTTAGGGCGTCAGCTCGAACGCACCACGCGCGTGCGCCGGTATGAGAGCGGCGGCCGGGAATCCGATCTAAACCCGAACATCGAGCGGCGCAACGCCAGTCCGAAGAAGACGCCGGAGCGCAACGCGATCAGCGAGGAACAGGCGGCCAAGCTGCTGCAGGCCTTCGAGCGCGAAATCTTCGGGTATCAAAAGGTTTGGTATCGCAACGCGGATCAGCGCACGCGCATGATCCTGAAGAGCCGCCAGATCGGTGCAACGTGGTACTTCGCCCGCGAGGCATTGCTTGACGCTATCGCCACGGGGCGCAATCAAATCTTCCTGTCCGCATCGAAGGCGCAGGCGCATGTGTTCAAGCAGTACATCATCGCCTTCGCGCGAGAGCATGCAGACGTGGACTTGAAGGGCGATCCCATCGTTTTGCCCAACGGTGCGCAGCTGATCTTCCTGGGAACGAACGCACGCACGGCGCAGGGCCACCACGGCAATTTCTACTTCGACGAGTATTTTTGGGTTCCGCGCTTCACTGAGCTGAACAAGGTCGCCAGCGCGATGGCGCTGCATAAGCAGTACCGAAAGACCTACTTCAGCACGCCGTCAGCCATGTCGCATGAGGCGTTCAAAGTCTGGAACGGCGAGCAGTTCAACAAGCGACGCCCGAAGGCCGAGCGCGCCACCATCGATGTCAGCCACGCCGCCCTGAAGGATGGCATGTTGGCGGCGGATAGAAAGTGGCGGCAGATCGTCACGATCCTGGATGCTGAGGCCGGCGGCTGCAACCTCTTCGATATCGACGAGCTGCGGTTCGAATACAGCCCCGATGAGTTCGCCAATCTGCTGATGTGCGAATTTATCGACGACACGGCCAGTGTGTTTCCGCTCAAAGTCATGCAGTCCTGCATGGTCGATGCCATGGTGGATTGGACGGATGTGAATTGGTTTGGCCTGCGGCGCTATGGCCACCATCCCGTGTCAATTGGCTATGACCCGTCGTTGACGGGCGACTCGGCCGGCCTTGTGGTGACGGCCTTGCCAACGAAGCCAGGAGGGCCGTTCCGCGTGTTGGAACGCTACCAGCTGCGCGGCGAGGAATTCGAGGATCAGGCGGAGCGGATCAAGCAGCTCATGCAGCAATACAACGTCGTGGACATTGCCATTGACGCCACGGGCCTGGGCCACGGTGTGTATCAGCTGGTGAAGAAGTTCTTCCCGCGTGTGCGAAAGATCATTTACAGCCCCGAGGTGAAAACGCGTCTTGTGCTGAAGGCGCAGGAGCTGATACGCGCGGGCCGGTTCCTGTTTGACGCCGGTATGAACGATATCGCGGCGGCGTTCATGGCGATCCGCAAGACGATCACCGCGAGCGGCAACGCCATTACCTACACCGCAGGCCGCGCGAAGGAAACCAGTCACGCAGATCTTGCCTGGGCGTGCATGCACTCGCTTGACTATGAATCCCTGGCGGGCGAGAGCGCAGGCCGGACCATTCTGGAGATTAATTGATGAATACCCTTGTAGACCGTCACGGCGCGCCCCTGGCACATAGCGGCGGCGCCGCTTCGCGTTTCACGGCGGACACGTTCACGTTTGATGACGCCGTGCCTGTGATGGACCGGCGCGACATCTTGGACTATCTGGAATGCCTGGACAACGGACGGTGGTACGAGCCGCCCATCAGCTTTGAAGGCCTGGCCAAGTCGTTCCGCGCCAGCACGCACCACAGCAGCGCCATCTATTTCAAGGCGAACGTGCTGGCCAGCACGTACATCCCTCACCCGCTATTGCCTACGGCCATGGTCAAGGAACTTGCGCTCAACTACCTGACCTTCGGCAACGCCTTCATCGAAAGGCGGCTCAGCCGCACCGGTCGCGTGATTGGCCTGCGTCACTCGCTGGCGAAGTTCACGCGCGTAGGCGTTGACCCGGATACGCACTTCTTCGTGCCGCACTCGCGCATAGAGCATGAGTTTGAACGGGGCAGCATCTGGCATTTGCGCGAGGCCGACATCAATCAGGAGGTGTACGGCCTGCCGGAATACCTCAGCACGCTGCAAAGCGCGTGGTTGAACGAGAGCGCCACGTTGTTCCGGCGTCGCTACTACAACAACGGAAGCCACGCCGGGTTCATCATGTACTTCACCGACGACGGCGCGAGCCAGGAAGACGTTGACGCGATTCGTTCGGCGTTGAAGGGGGCAAAGGGCCGCGGCAACTTCCGCAACCTGTTCCTGCACTCGCCCAACGGAAAGAAGGAGGGCGTGCAGATCATTCCGCTGAGCGAGGTGGCGGCCAAAGACGAGTTCCTGAACATCAAGGCGGTCACGCGTGATGACGTGCTTGCGGCCCATCGCGTGCCGCCCCAGCTCATGGGCATTGTTCCCGGCAACACGGGAGGCTTCGGCGCCGTGCTGCCGGCCGCCCAGGTGTTTGCGCGCAACGAAATCGAACCGCTTCAGGCGCGGCTTTCGGAGTTGAATTCCTGGCTCGGGATGACGGTCATGCAGTTCCGCCCGTATGTCGTCGGCGTCGAAGAGGACAGGACACCCGGTGTCCCGCGCGCCTGACCGCGCAGCCTACAACGATGAACAGCCCCGCGATGCGGGGCTTTTTCATGTACGGCGCTCGTCGGTAAGTTCGCGCGCCGAACGCGCTAGTGGCCGGCTGCCCAGGCATCTTCGATTGCGCTGAATGTCATGGCCCTGACGTTGGAATCGCCGAAATCGACAGGTTCGTCGTTCTTGGGATACCCCATCCAAGACGAGGCGGTCACCATGCGCAGCATCGCCGGATCGTGTCGGCCGGTGGCCGCCAGTTCATGCATGAGTTCTTCCTCGATCTGGTGTATGAGACGCCAGGTCAGCTGTCCAGCCGCGCGGTGGCGCGCGATGATCGGCGGCAGGGCGGCATCGATCGCACATTTGGTGTCTTCGAGAGTGTCTAGCATGGGGCGTCCCCTTTTCTTAAAAAACACTGTATGGATGAACAGTATTCTAGCGGGTTTCGTCCTTTGGCGCGCAGTCTTCCCCCCTCCGCGCCTGCGCGCTAAATGGGCAAAAAAAGACTCACCCCTGCGTCACCCTCCACTGCCAAGCTTTAAGCGCCTCAGCGGCCCGATTTGGGGCCTTGCCGGTTGACGCAAAGCGACGCAGTAGGGACGCGGATTGATGCCCTAGATGTGCGTCACAAGGCGACTTGCTCAACTTCTGCGCAGATTGGGGGAGGGGCTGGGAAAAACCTAACCTTCCTAACCGGGCCTGAAAATTATGTGTAAAGCATTGATTTGTATGGACAATTCTGGTTAGGGTCAAAACCTAACCTGACCTAACCTGAAACCTAACCTCGCCGTAAGTCGTTGATTTATATGAATATCTATTTTTTATAAGGTTAGGGTATAGAAACCTAACCGGGTTAGGCTTTGGTTAGGAAAAGGTTAGGTTTTCCGAAACGTCGGAAACCCGCATGAATAAAGGCGCTCCGCCCGATTCGATATGTCCGGTTAGGAAGGTTAGGTTTTTCCCAGCCCCTCCCGAAATATTGAAAAGACCCTCTGCCACGCCGGTTTCTGGTGCGCTCGCCGTCGTCGCTCAGGATCCTCGATCGCGTTCCGGCGCCGGCCGGCGCGCTGGCCAGGTGCTGGCGCTGCAGGTGGTGGTGGGAGTGGTCAGCAGCGCGCGGCGGCCGCCGGCGGTGCGCCGGCCAGGTGCCGGTGCTGCAGGTGGTGGCGGACGTGGCCAGCAGCGCGCGGCCGCTGGCGGCGCGCTGGCCAGGTGCCGGCGCTGCAGGTCGTGGTGGACGTGGCCAGCAGCTCGATGCGGCCGCCGGCGGCGCGCTGGCCAGGAGCTGGCGCTGCAGGTCGTGGTGGACGTGGCCAGCAGCTTGAAGCGGCCAGCGGCGGCGCACTGGCCAGGTGCCGGCGCTGCAGGTCGCGGGGGACTTGGCCAGCAACTCGCGGCGGGCGGTGGCGGCGCGCTGGTCAGGTGCTGGCGCTGCAGTTGGTGGTGGACGTGGTCAGCAGCGTGCAGCGGCCGCTGGCGGTGCGCCGGCCAGGTGCTGGCGCTGCAGGTGGTGGTGGGAGTGGTCAGCAGCGCGCGGCGGCCGCCGGCGGTGCGTCGGCCAGGTGCCGGCGCTGCAGGTCGCGGGGGACTTGGCCAGCAGCTCGCGGCGGCCGGTGACGGCGCGCTGGCCAGGTGCCGGCGCCGCGGACCGCCGTAGGGCCGGCTAACTGCTCACGCGGGCCACTGGTGGGGGTAGGGCAGATGGCAGCCAGTCCGCTGGATCGCCCAATAGTGCTGTCAAATGTTTGCCCAAAGCTTCAAACGCTGCGCGGCGGTGTTGGAGCATGACCTGACGCTGATACGTCCGCGTCACCTTCTTAGGTTCCGTGTGGTTCAAACATCGGTCAATCACGTCCTGTGTGAAGCCGAGTTCACCCATGATTGTGGCCGCCGTGCGCCGCACGTCGTGTTGTGTCCAGTGGCCGCCGGGCAGGTCCAAATCGGTGGAATTTTTCCGGCCGCGTACTGGCTTGGCGCGCGTTTGCCTGTCGGTGAGGCGACGGGTCACCTCCTTTTCGGATATGTGCCCGCCGTCCTTGCCAGGAATCAGGAAATCTCCCTTGCCTGATGGTAGCCCAAGCATGCGGTCCCACACTGTCAACGCGAAGTCGCTGAGATGGACAACATGCGGCTTGCCGTTCTTTGAAACATCTGCCGGGATGGTCCAGGTTCTCGCCTTCACGTTCACCGCTCCAGCACGTCTTATAGAGGCCACCTCGATGGGGCGCGCTGCAGTTGCGAGAGTCCACCACACCATGAGTTCAGTATGAACCGGCAAAACTCTGCGCGTGGCTTGGTAGTAGCGGGACTTCTGTTCCGGTGGCCGCGCCAATGCGTCGCGCAGCATTGGCAGCTCTTCATCGGACAGAACCCGTTCGCCTTCATTGTCCTGCCCTCCTGCCTGCTTGCGGGTGATCGCTGCCGTTGGATCTCCCTGCATCCATTCGCGGGCAACTGCAAAGCGGAACATCTGCCGTAGATTCGCCAATACCAGATTGGCGGTTCGCATCTTCTTTTCGAGTCGGGCTTTGTCGATGGCCTTCATCACATGCCCGCGACGGACTACGGCAAGCGCCAGGTCAGCGAGAAACGGCGCCGCATAGATGTGATATCGGCCTTTGATGGATTGGTGATCGTTGGCGCGCTTGCGGTTGGCTTCAATCTCCTGCGTGAACCAGACATTGAACAGTCTGCCGACGGTTTCTGGTATCGCTTCCCCGTCGTCGTCAAGTAGTGCGGCGGCGTTCTTCGGGTCCATTCCCCGCAGGATTAGTTCTTGCCGCGCCTGGCGCATCTCGCGGGCCATCTTGAGGCTCAAATTTGGATAGGCGCCCAGGTAGATGCGTTCCCGCTTTCCCGAAGTCGGCCCGGTGTACCGGAAAATCCAGGCGCGCCGCCCATCAGGTCTGATGCGGTGAATTAAGCCTCCACCGTCGTTCAGCTCGATTTCTTTCAGGCCAGGCCGCGCGTTTCGAAGCGCGGTATCCGTCAACAGGTTTGTTGCCAT